GACCCGGAGTTGGAACTGGAAAACCTGTCCGTGGAGTCGATGGGCTACGGGCAGGTGCGAACCGGATACTCGCGGAATCAAGTCCCCATCGAACACATCATCAACATGGTGCCCAGTTCCGTGGCGTGGCGGCTCTTGCGGCCGTTCTTGCGGGACGGGGACGCCATCCGATTGTCACGAGTCAGCTAGGGCACGCGGCTCTGGCTTTTCACGACCGGCTATTGCCGGGCCAGGCCCGCCGGCACTCACGGCGGTGGGGACAACCTGTTGGAACCTTGTGAGGCTTGAAAGGTTTGCCAGATGTTGAAGCGGTACTGGTCGTGCGTGCGGTTTGCTTGCTACGAGGGCGAGGGCGGCGATGGCGCGGGCAGCGGTGGCGCGTGCGGCGCGGCTGGCGGCGGAAACGACGGCGGTGCGGCCAAGGCGTTCAGCCAGGAGGAAGTAAACAAGATTCTTGCCGAGGACCGCCGCAAGCATCAGGCCAAGTTGCAGGAGATGGAAACGAAGCTCAAGGCCGCCTTGGATAGCAATACCCTGAGCGAGAAGGATCGTAAGGCCCTGCAAGAGAACTTGGAGACCGTGCAAGGCCAGTTGCGGAGCAAGGAAGAGCAGCTTGCCTTGGAGAAAAAACAGTTGCAGGAGCAGTATGCCGCGCAACTGAAAGAGGCCCACGAGAAGTCTTCATTCTTCGAGACGCTGTACCGTGACTCGACGGTCGAGCGGGCGCTGACGGACGCCGCCGTGAAGAACGAAGCGTTCAGCCCGTCGCAGCTTGTCACTCAACTCCGTCCGATGACCAAGTTGGTGCCCGATGTGGACCCCAAGACCGGCAAACCCACGGGCAAGTTCCGGCCGATGGTCGAAATGCAGACGATCAACCAGACGACGGGCGAGTTGGAGACCAAGGCGTACACGCCCGAGGACGCCGTGAAGAAGATGAAAGACGATCCCACCAACTGGGGCAATATGTTCCGCTCCGGCGTTGTCTCGGGCATCGGGTCGAGTTCGGCTACCGGCGGCCTTACGTCGGGCAACGGCCAGATCGACCTGCGGAAGATGACTCCGCAGCTATTTCTGGAACTCCAAAAGAAGAACCCTGAGCTTCTGGGACTCCGGCCCGTGCCAGCGGGCCGCCGTTAATCTTTCCAGGGGAGCCGTGTCGAAAAGGCGCGCACTGTGCGTGCTCTCTTCAACGTGAAACACCTCTGAAATTGGAGACTAGCGATGCTTCGCAAGTACCACGCGCAGGTCCGGTACGCCTGCTACGAAAACCAGCTCGACGCCTTTGTCCCCGAGTTGTGGGCGAGCGCCGGCCTGGCCATGCTCAGCGAGAACATGGTCATGGCGAACCTCGTCAACCGCGACTTCGAGCCGACCATCGCCAAGTTCGGCGATGTGGTCAACACCCGCCGCCCCGGCGAGTTCAAGGTCAGCCGCAAGAAGGACGGCACGGTCCTGGTGCAGGAGGACGCCTCGGCCACCAACGTCCCGGTCCCGTTGGACCAGTGGTTCTACAAGTCCTTCATCATCCGCGACGGCGAGGGGAGCAAGTCCTTCGAGGACTTGGTGACTATGTACCTCCGCCCGGCAATGAAGATCATCGCCAGCGGCATCGACCGCGCCCTCTTGGGCCGCGTCCACGCCTACTTCGGCGGCCCCACCAGCCGCGTGGGCAAGCTGGGCGGCCTGTCGGCCAGCACCGCCAAGGACACCGTGCTTGAGGCCCGCGAGCGGCTGAACGTCAACAAGGCCCCGGTGGACGGCCGCAACCTGGTCATGGCCCCCACCAGCGACACGGCCATGCTCAAGACCGAAATGTTCCTCAAGGCCAACGAGCGCGGCGACGGCGGGACGGCGCTGCAAAACGCGGTCCTTGGCCGCATCCTCGGCTTCGAGACCTACATGGACCAGAACGTCAACTGCGTCCTCTCGGGTGCGGACACCGACAGCGATCCGGTCACGGAGCCGTATGCCGCGGGCACGGCCGCCGGGACGGAGCTTGCCTCGGTCCTGGCCCCTGCCGAGGGCGAGTTCATCAACATCGCCGGCAACGACCAGCCGACCTACTGCACGGGCACGAACGCGGCTTGGTTCAAGCTGAACGAAGCCCTCAAGTACGCCACCGAGGACAACGCCGTGGCCACCCGCATCAAGGCGTGCGCCTCGACGGCCAACTACGCGGCCGGCCACAGCGAGGCGATCGTGCTGGACGGCTACACCGCCGGCAAGGCCCCGCAGGAAGGGCAGTTGCTAGCCTTTGGCACCGGCGCAAGCCGCCGGACCTACACGGTCATCGAGTCTACCGACGCCGGCGCAAGCTGCACGGTGATCCTGGACCGGCCGCTGGAAGTGGCCGTGGGCAACGACGACCCGGCCTTCCCCGGCCCCTACGGCGCGATGAACCTGGCCTTCCACCGGGACGCCCTTGCCCTGGTCAGCCGTCCTCTGGCCCTGCCTCCGCAGACCGCTGGGGTCGCGGCCTCGGTCCAGAACTACAACGGCATCGCCATGCGGGTTCTCGCCCAGTACGACATCAAGGCCGGCGGCCTGATCGTCAACTGCGACGTGCTCGCGGGCGTGGCGGTCCTTGACGCCAGCCTTTGCGTCCCCGTGCTCGGCTAACCGAGTGTCCAAGGCTTTGCCCGGCCGGGCGAAAATCCCGGCCGGGCGGCCTTTCTTCACCCCTTGCTGCGCCTCCGGGCGGACGGAGATGCCTTATGGACCTTCTTTTTGCGCAGGCGGACACCTTTGCCGATGCCGTGGCCCTCTTGAAGCAGTACGGGCCGCTGATTGTGGTGACGGCCTTCTTCCTCTGGCAAGGCTGGGTCCGCGAGAACCGGCTGACCGGCCGGGTGGAAAAGCTAGAAGACGAGCAACGCAACGTCTTGCTACCCTTGGTGGAACGCACCTCCGACGTGATTGCTCAGAACACCATGATGATGGAACGTCTGGAAAAGGCCCTCGACCAGGATGGTCATCTCCACCACCGTCGTTAGTCACCGCGCTGCCATGAGCTACCCTGCGAGCTACAGCCTGAATCGCCAGCTTCAGCGCGTCATGTACGCCTTGAAGCGGCAGTACGGCGGCGCGATCGTCGTTTACCAGAACCAGAGCGTAGCGACCGATCCCAGGACGGGCGAAGTCACCAGGACGAAAACGGCTGTGCGCATCCAGCGCGCCGTCGTCTTGCCTGTCACCGTGTTGCGGGAGGTGAAGCAGGCGATCTCCGTGATTTCCGCCAACAAGATGGCAGTTTCGGGAGGGAGCGGCTTCGAGACGGGCAAGCGCCTGTTCATCATCGACCGCCGCGACGCGCCGAGCCTCGTGCTTTGTGCGAGCGATTGGATCGGCTACGGCGGCCGGCGGTACGCAATCGAGAGTTTCGAGGAGTACGAGTTTTCTTCCGCATGGATCGTGGTCGGCAAGGCCCTCCTCGGCGAGGGATTGGGAGTCGTCGGCTCCATCGTGGCGCAAGCGGTCGAGACCCAGCTTGCCCTCTCTGACGTGACTGAAAGCGAGGTAGGGTGATGCCGGCCGCCAATCCGAATTGGGCGCGATGGGTGTTCGCTTCCGTGGCGACCTACCTGAAAGAGGTCGCCAGTCAGGCGAATATCCCCGTGCTTGTCGAGGGGCTGGACGAGCGCACGGACGAGTTTATGAAGGCCACGGATCGGTGCGAGGTCCGCATCAGCGGGCCGTTCAGCCGGGAACTGAGCCACAACTACTTCCGCCTGGAAGTGGACGTGAACGTCTTGTTCTACACCCGCCTGGAAGAGAGCAAGAATCGGTACGGCATCCTCAAGACCATTGGAGACTTCCAGGAGGCGATGGACGGCAATATCCCGGTCTTCAAGTACGGCGAGGAACCGGGCGATGATCTAGCGGCAAGCGTCGGCTGTCTGGCCCCGCGGAGCGGGCGCAACGACAGCATCCGCGTGCTCCACTTCGGCCAGATCGACCCGACCGATCGGCTCAAGCAGTCGATGGTGGACGCCCGCTACGTGATGGAACTTCAAGACAGTTGACCTTTGAGGAGAAGCCAACATGGCACGCATCGAACTTCGGAATTGCACCATCCGGGTGAAGGATGGCCTGGCGGGCGCGGCGGCCGTCAATCAGCCGGTCACGCCGCCCGCGGCGAGCGATACGACGCTCACGATCGACGGCATCGCGCTCAACACCGCCGACACCGATCTGGTGCCGGTCGGGGCGCGGTTCACGATTGCCGGCGAGACGGCGGCAACCACCGTGCATACGGTCACGGCTCGCACGCCCGCGGACGCCGGCCCGACGACCGAGATCACTTTTACCCCCGCTCTGGGCGCGGGCACCTATGCCGATGGCGGCGCGCTCACGTTCCAGCCACAGCAGATCGAGATCAAGATCGGCGACGGCGAGATCAAGTACACCGAGGGGAACGAGTACAAGTACGATCTGGACCGCGGACGGCTCGACACCGTGCGCGAGGGAAACGACGTTCCGATGGACGTTTCTCTCAACTTCACCTTCGAGCACGTCAAGACCGGGACCGGCGAGGCCATCAGCCCGATCGACGCGATCAAGGGGATCAACAACGCCTCCGAGTGGGTCACGTCGTCCGCCGACCCCTGTGAGCCGTACTCCGTGGACATCGAGGTCGAGCACGTTCCGCCCTGCGGCGCTGCCGACAAGGAGACGATCCTCTTCCCCGATTTCCGATCCGAGAAGCGGGACTACGACTTCAAGAACGCCGCGATCGCGGTCTCCGGCAAGTGCAACGCCAGCGAGCCGGAGATCACCCGCGGCTAGCGAACAGCGATCAGCAGTCAGCTATCAGTAAGCCGACCGCTGAAAGCTGAAAGCTGATGGCTGAAAGCCCATGGCATTTGACTACTATCGCATAGGAGATTTCGTATGAAAATCGGTGGTGTGGACCCCCGGACCCTGCCCGCCGAGGAGGTTCTGGTCATTCCGCGGGGCGACCAGCGGATCATCTTCCGCGCCCGCGGCGTGGAGGACATGGAAGAGTTCAAGAAACTCTGTCCCGAGCCGACCCCGCCTGGCAAACTGACCAAGGACGGCTGGGTGCCGGAC